ATACGTCCTGCGTTAATGCCGATACCAGCTCTTTGAGCTGTGTATCTACCGATGGACATGTCTGACGCAAAGATCGAATCAAGTGTGTCGTCACTGTCAACGAGAACACAAGAGGCAAACTGCCTAACTGGAGTACGCACTCCGGCCATGACCGGCGTTGGGATATTGATTTTAAAAAGTGAGGTCGCATCGTAGTATCTCCTTACATAATATAATCTATCTTCTTTTGGATAGTTTGCAAATAGCGTTGCCGCAATCATCATGTACATGAACTGAGGCGTCTCGAATATTTCATTTGTAGAACGATCCTGTACAAGATACTTGTCTACAACCTGACGCAGACCTGCGTAAGTAAAATTCTCATCACGCTTGTGATGGATGTATGAATCTAATTTTTCAATTTCTTCTGTAGAATAAGATTCTAAAATTTGTGGATCATAAACGCCGCGTTCTATATTTTGTTTGATCATAACAGATAATGTTACAGCATCAAATTCTCCAAACACTTGTTTGTTTAAACTGTATGCTAATAATCTTGCCGCGGCATATTGATAATTAGGAGTATCTAAATCAATTAGATCGTTGGCACTACGGATAAGAACTTCTTGTATTTCGTTTGTACTCATACCATCATAAAACTGTAAGTTTGCATTCATTTCAATTTGACTACTACTTACGCCCGCTAACCCTTCACAAGCAAATTCAACTACCTTGTGTATCTTGTCTATATTAAGGGGTTCTTTTGTACCATCACGTTTGATGATCATTGTTCCGTTTGACATTTTATCTCCTATTTCCTTCTCTTATTGATTTGATATTTATTGTGTTTTACGCATGTTATATTTCTTCTTGGTTTGATAGTAAGACGGTATGTGTGTAACACATTTTGTTTCTCCATTTGAATGTTCTATCATTTTATCACCTACAGTAAGTAGGTAGATTGTAGCTGAATTTTTGCTATCTATAATGATATGTATCTCGAAATTACTACCTGAAAAGCGGTCTGTTAACTGTAAAGAATAACATAAACCTAATACGATACAGAAGCCACAGTACTGATTCTCCTGTACAAGTTCCCACGGCGTAGGCCATACTGAATTATCCCAAGGATCTGTATGTATGCTGACAAGAGGAGCATTACTATAAAAGTCTATTGCTTCTTGAATTGGTTCATTTGATGTTTCTAGTTTTTTTCTAAATTCGGACCAAGCAACAAGTCTTTGGTCAGCATTTTTTTCAAACATTATTCACCTGTAGCATCAATTTTTGTTTTATTTAATGTTACCTTGAATTCAATTTGTGATATGTCATCACTTGGCATAGTACTACCTATGTTTACATCTATTGTTTCGTCGAAACCATTGCCATCTGCATCCTGTATTAGCACAGCAAATGATATATCGTCAGCATATGCTGTTGAACCTGTGTAATTATAATCATCGCTGACTGTGGCTGTTTTTAATTTACCGTTTACATTAATTACAAGTTTTCCGCTTCTAACAGCATCATAATTTCTACTAGCAACTATATAATCTATATCAAAACGTTGACTAGCAATATCAGTTTCTGCCGCAAGTCTAAAACGTTTTTGATGTATAATACCGTTAGAATCTATCCCTGTTCTTGCGATCGTATTTAAAATATGTGTTTCGCCAAACATGATATTTCCTGGTCCTTCAACTTCTGGCAAATATGCTACACCGTCCCAATAAGTTGCATCATAAGATAATATTGCTGTTCTTGAAAAAATATCGTGTTCGCTAGTATTGCCAGGTTGTTCAAACTTTACAATACTATAAGCAGGTTGGTGCTCTGCACCATTGTCATTACCACAAGAATAAAAATTATTGTGTGCAAGAACATTCTTTGTTCCAAACTTCATCCAAACAGCATGCTTGTTAATGTTTCTAAAAATACATCTTTCTATTATATTTTGTCTTGGGCCTGTTTCTTTTCCGCTTTCTGATGTAAGATCTAAAGATGCTAAACCTATTCCAAAATTAATCCCATAGGAGTTATTTTCAAAACTACAACCTTTCCAATCACAATCATGTGTGTCCCAATCAGAATAAACAGCATATTCAAAACCTTCAACTTTACAATGTTGGAATGTAAGATTTTTTGATTCTACTGTTCCGTTAAGACTGTTAATTTCTAATCCTACAGAGTCGGCATTAGCCGCATCGCCACTTACCCAAGGACCTTTAATTTTTATATCTTCGAATTTACTTTCTTTACAGCTATCTAAAATTAAACCCTTGTTAATAACAGTTGTTTCAAGGGTAATTCCTTTAATAGTAATATTAGTTGCTTGATTTAAAGTTGTACTAGTTGCATTACTAGATGGTGTTCCTACTGAACTAGTACTGTTTACAGTTTTAAACATAGGTTTATTAGTGGTGTTAGTTCTTATCACAGTTTTATCGCTACCGTCTCCAATTATTGTTGCATATGGCGGAATATAAATTGTATCATCAATAATATATTCTCCTGCTGGTAGATGTAATGTTATTCTGCTACTAATTGAACCTTTAATTGCATCGTTTAAGTATAATTGATCAATAGCTGTTTGTAATTTTGTTGTTGCTATTTGTGTAACACTGCCAGTTAATCCGAATGCTCTACCTGAAACGTTTTCGTCTAGTCTATCTTGTAGTGATCTTGTTACAGGAGTTCCTGATACTCCTCCAGTATTCATCCAAGCATCTTCTGCCCTATATGTGTATGTATCAGCTAATTCAAAAATATTATCGTATTGTGTTAAAACTTTTGTGTTTCCTACAGCTGGTGCTCCTTCACTTACAGCACCATTACCTATAAACAATTCTCTTGCGTCCACAGCCCAACCTAACTCGCCTGATGCTAGTTGTGGTATACCGCTTCCTGCATTTTTTTGTCCTCTACGAACTTGTATTCTTGATATCTGAACTACAGCCATTTTATTCTCCTGTTACACATATTTATCCGTGTTTCTCATAATATGTGTAAACCCTATTATACCATTCCTGCTTCCATTCATCATATTCATGCGGCCATAGGTCAAATTGTTGGTAAGTTTCGCCGCCTAGTATCATGCCGTCATCACCGCGGCTGCACATAAAAATGTGTCCTTCACGTATTTTAGTGCCATAAACTTCGTTATGAGCTTCAGCATATGCTACTAGTTGTAAAAAGTAATTCTGTACATATTCTAATTTTTTAGGCTTGTTAGTTTGCTTAAAATCCATTATACAAGGCTGTCCTTTGTATTGTCCTACAAGATCAGTTGTACCTGCATACATCTGCGGAACATAAAGAGCAACTTCACTCCCCCATATTTCATCTACATCTACAAGTGCGTTGTCACGAACCTGTGTAGCCATTGCATGTGCTTTTTGAGCAAATGGATTGCTACCTGGTTTTGGCCATTCTCCAAACTCTACATAGTCTTCTAAATACTTGTGCATGCGAGTACCTACTCCAGCCGCTTCTGTTGTAATTTCTTGTGCTTTAGTTTCGCCTACCCGTTTACGCCATGCAATAAGTCCTGACTTGTCGCTAGTAGCATCAAGTATCGTGGTTACACTTGCTACAGCATTGCCATCAGGTGTTTCATATAATCTTTTTCCATTTACTTGCTTTCGCGAAATTGGTTTATAATCAAATTTATTTTTTATTAATGTCATTTATTTCCTGCTTAAAATCAATAATAAGACAACGGCGTGTTGTCGTTGTAGGATACGCTCCATGAAATACTGCACCTTCCATTATAACAAACTTTCCTGCCCAATAGGGGTAGACCTGTACCAATTGATCGCCGTCAGGCTCAGAAAAGATAGAGTATAAGGCTCCGTTAGATGTGTTTTCACTTTCATTAGTATCAAAGTACAATATTGTGCTTATAATATTATATCTATAGGAATGGCTATGTAATGCCTGCCACCCACCTGGATTATATGTAATAGTCCAGGCATGATCTAATTCACCGGCGTAAACAGGAGACTGTTGTTCTTTCAATAATTCATTTGTGCGTGTGCGTACTAGATCAGCTACATCTTTAATTTCTTCATTAGTATAATAATGTTGGATGCCATTATTAGTTGCAGTTGTTTGATTAGGTGCTCTATTATCTTCTAATCCCTCAAACAGGTATTCTAACTTTTCATGTCCTGGAAAGTCAGATTCAATTACCCATTGTTGGAAATTAAAAGCACTAAGAAGTCGTGTCATCAGTATCCCCTAAGTCATATTCATCCCAACGGTCCATAAAAGGATCCATTGCATAATAGGGGTCTACAGTTGAGTTTGGATCATCTTCGGCTGTGATCATTTTAACTTCTGGAATATAGTGTTTGACCATATTTTCAACACCCATTTTTAAGGTCATAGTGCTACTAGCACATCCGCTACAAGCGCCGCCTAAAATTAATTTTAAATGCCCATCTTCGAAACTAACAAAGTCAATCATACCGCCGTGTCCTGCCACAGCAGGTGCAACGTTTTTTTCTAATACATGTTTGATTTGCTCTATGACTTCTGTGTCACTTCTCATACTTATCTCCTAATTAATACTATTATAGCATATAATTTAAGATTGTCAAGTAATTTTTAAAGTTTATTATTGCCTAAGTCAGTTGCTGACTTTGCCATATTAGAAACAGCATTAGGATCTGTTTGACCATCAACTGGTGCATCGCTTTCAGCATCTTTTGTTTTAGGTACAATACCTTTTTCATTAAAGTTTGCAATCATTGTTTTTACACGAGCGTCTGTGTCATATGCTGCTTTGAACGTTTCGTAATCGAACTGTTCGCTTCCTACATTCTGCATTAATTTATTTAAATTAATGTTTTTAGAATCACTTCTTATATCATTCTTTTCTGGCTCACCGTAATGGAGGAAAAGTTTATCGCCTTTTTGATCAGCTTGTCCTATAAGTGTACGAAGTACCTGCACCAACTTAGGTGCTGTAGTATTTGCTTCTTCTTCCCTTAGGATTTCGGACATCAACATAGTTGTTTATCCTTACGATCTGCTAGATAGTATTGTGCCTAGTCTACGTGATACTTCTAAACTTTCACGCTTTGCTCTACCTGCTTCGTCCTCGCCGCCAGCAGCTGGTGCCGCCGCTTCAAAGTCGTCTGCTTCTGCTGGTAAATCTGCATCAAGTGTTGGTTCCATATCTGCCATGTCGTCCATTTCACCTTCTGGTGCATCGCCCATTGTGTCTGCAGCTGCTGCTTCACCTGTTAACATACCAACACCTTGTGTTAGTGAAACTCTTGTTGACTCCATTGCTGTGTATAATGACTCTAGTGCAGGTTTAACTGTGTTTGTAAATGATTCACTTTCACTAGCACCCATTTCATCTCTTATAGCATCTGCTAATTCAAGCATAGATTCTGATTGCATTTCTGCTGTGTCTTCCATCCAACCAGTAAGTCTGTCAACCATATCTTTAGCTGCCATTACTATTTCTGCTTTATCTTCTTCACCTTCTAAAAGTGATTTGAAGTAGTTGTTTATAATAGTTTTACCTTCGTCTATATGCTTTGATTCTTTTTTAGCATCTTTAGCCGCATCTTTCATTGGCTCTGTTTTATTGCCATCGTTGTCTATATCTATATAGTCTGGCTTAGCACCTTTTCCGGCTTTTTTATCTTTACTATCGTCTTTATTTTTATTTTTCTTTTCCATATGCTTTTTTAATCCTGCTGGCATTTCGCCTTCTTCAACTTCTACATCAGCACGTTCAGAAATAGCAGCATTTAGAATGTCAAGGAAGAGTTTGTTCTTGCTGTATGTTCTGTTTTGTGATAAGCCTGAGAAACTTTCGTTAGTTTCAATATCGCTTAATTTTGTTCTAAGTTTGTTTCTAGCATCTTGAAGTTGCTCAAGTGTAAACTTTTCAGTATCAATTTTTTTGCCATATTTTTTGGCCATTGTTTCGTTAAGTGTCTTTGAATTGACAGGTTTGTTAATGTCTCTAATTTGCATATCTACTCTTCCTAGTATAATGTTGTTATAGTTATTTATCACCGTTAAGCGAATATCATGTAATCTAGATGACGCTTTGCGTCTTCAGTACGTGTTTTTGCTATATCTAACCGTGTTTCAGTGACTTCTTTTCTAATTTCATCACGAGTCGTGCGTAAAGTATGCGAAAAGAACAACGCATCACTATAGTTTTTTTCAATAGTTTTATCTAAATCTATTGCTTTAGCTGTAATATTGTTACCTTGCACTAGATTTTTTGCAATAGCAACGGCGGCTGTCTTAGAAAATGTGGTTGCAATAAAGGATTTATCCTTAATATCATATATATGGAATCCTTTTTTATTTTTTCGGATAGTAATATTGCCAATACGAATGCTATTTCCTTTACAATAAGGAAACATGCTAGGATCTATGTTCTCTTCAATAAGTTTTGTTAATTCTTTAGAAATTGTATCATAATTCATTTTTAGCAACCATTATACCTTCTTTGGATCGTATTTTACTTACCAAACTTTTACGTATAAGGTTGTTTATTATGACTTGTTGTCGTTCAGTCAAACTTTCAAACGGAACCATACCTTCGAGCTTGGTTAATTCTAGTGTTTCTTCGTTAGTAGTAAACACTTCAAAACTGTCTATCAGTTCATTCAATTTCATAATACTATTTCAAAGTTAATAATTGCTGTTGCAACGTCTTCTTTTGTATATCTATATTTTTAATTTGATCTTCAATTTGCTTGCGTTGTGCTTGAACTTGCTTTTTACGTTCAGCTTCAGCTTTAGCTGGATCTTGTGCTGGTTGCCCTGTAGGCATGTTAGTTGGCTGTCCCGTTGTCGCAGGTGAGCCTGGTGAAGGAGGGGGAGTAGTTTGAGTACTATTAGGTTGATTTCCTGGAACATTTGTCATTGGGGGTGCTTCGAACACCGCAACTTCTCTCATTTTCATATTCTTGTCCTCTTCCTAGTTTTATTAAACTTTTTAACTCTTTGTGATCCTTGTGCAGATCTCTTAGTTATTTTAGTTTTTGCTGTTGTAATACCTGCTTTTGCCGTTCTTGTTTTCTTTAAAGTATTACTTGCTTTTATATTTAGCGGAGCATTACACGCAGCTGGACTAGCTCGAACTTGTCCTTTGCGTGGTCCTGTGTTACATCTAAATTTTAAAGATGGACTTTTACCAGGGCGTCTTTGGTATGCTCTTGTTGTTATTTCTGAAACAATCATCTTCTTTTATTCAATCCTTGTTTCAATCTAATACTAGCTGGATTAGTTTTTTTAGTGCGTTTTGCCTTACGCATCATCTTTGCACCTAATCTTGCTCTAGTTCTTTTCATCACAGCACGTTTTTGTGTATCCATCGGTGCAAAACATGCACTTGGTGTAGCAACAATTCTATTTGCTCTTTGACCAGACATACAACGGTATTTGCGTACTAAGGTTGTTCCTTTTCTGCCCCATATCTGTTTTTCTGTCAAAGATGTGAAAAATTCTCTTAATAACATACAGTTATTTAGCTGTTTATTGGAATGAAATTAACAGAACGACTATTGTAGATAATAGTCCAGCTACTATTGTGCCTGCAGCACCAATAATAACTTTGGTCATTGATTTTTGTCCTGCTGTAATATCACGGTGAATATGTTCTACTTTAGACTCTATGTTTTGCATACGAGTTTCAAGATTCTTATAACGCTGTTCACATAGATCAACATGCGCTTCTAAGTTTTCTTTTTCTAAATTAGTTGTAGACATTTAGCTTTCTCCGTTGTAATTATTTATCAATAGTTTGGAAAATAATATTCTTGTCATTTGGGTGAGTTGTTGAAAATACACCATTATTAATTAAAGCTGTTTCATCTAACCCTGTTATAACTGGTACTAGGTTAAAATCACTTTTAAGCATATCTAAAGTTAATCCGTCAGCATATGTATTTTCAAAAGTAAATGTCCATACACGTTGTTTACCTTTAACATTACTACCAAAATCTAAATCAGTAGTATCTAATATTTCAGATTCATTTTTTACAGGTTCAGGATTTATCCTCAAACCTATTGTTTGAATCATAGTATTATAATTCGCTTGCTGGTTTTCTTTTTTCTTATCTGAGCCGCGTCGAGCTGAAGTTTCAGTTACATCTACAACGGTTTTAATTATGAATAACATGCTATTACTTATAGCCAAAAAAAAAGCGCCACTATAAAAGTGACGCTTTAATTTAAAGTTTATATCTTATTAGATAGCTTCTAGATCAGTTACTTTAGTTACTGTTACTGTATCACCATCTGATAATGTTTGTACACCACCTGTTAATGTACCAAGTGCGCCAGTATCTAATACTATTCCAACTGCTCTTGCGATTGCATTGATGTCAATTGCGTGGTTGTCTGCTACCATGTAGATTTCAGAACCATCTGCTTTTGTTTGTACTATGTGTGACATAGCGCCTAATGCGTCTGTTACTTTAGCTGCTGCTGCGTCTGATCCCATTGCTCCAAGACCGTTACCGCCTGCTAATACAATTTTGTATACGCCTGCTGATGTTAATTCTTGGATTGTACCTCTAGCTACTGCTGTAGGGTTTACTCTTGTTACTGATGCCATTTTTTTCTCCTTTTATCTTAATGACACTTCACACTCTGTGAAGTTTGTATAATGTATTTAGTCTTTTAAGAAAAAAACCTACTCTTTGGCGTTTTTTTGGGCTCTTTTGTGTAAAACACGTAATTGATTAATAAAAGCAGGTCCTGCACGTACAATGTCATGTACCATTTTAATAATAGGCATGTAGCCAGCAACAAAGTTACCAGGAACACTTGCACCTCTGCTTGCTAGATTTATAAAACGTTGTGCTTGCATAAGATTCTTAGTTCCTACTAAAAATCTATAATTTATAGTGTCTTTTGTATCTAATGGAATGTCAGGTAAACTTATTGTAGGCTCGTTGTCTTTTACTAAACCTGTTTCAAAATTTCCTTCTACGGCTAGTTTTTCTAAGTCATCAATAATATCACTTGATCTGAGTTTTGCACGAGTTGCATACAACAATCTTGTTACATTTGTTTTCTTTTCAACCCGAGAAAGATTATCAAAATTATGAATAGTTCGTCTTAGCGTTTTGTAATCGCTGTTTGTAATGTTTAAAGATTGTTCTGCACTTAACAATACAGATAAAGCATTGCTAGGATTGTTATTGTGACCTATTGCTGTCAAATAACCATTAACTTGTGCTGTAGAAAAGTATGTACGCTTACGCATTTCTTTTGCTGCGCCAGGATTTTTTAATTTGTCTTGTGCTTCTGGCGGGCCTGAAACGAAATATATAAAATTATATAAATCTGTTCCTCCTGCTTTGAAAGAATTATAGTTTGAATACCTTGTTGTGCGACTAGCATAATCTGCTACAGAACTAGAATACTTAGGGAACCTTCTTAGTAGTCCTACTATAAGTAAAGAAAGATACAGTCTTTCGCAACAATCTGTATAGGTGAGAACCCGTGCATTACTCGCGTCGCGAGTCATTCTTGCTTCGTGTATCTCTTCTATAAATTGCATTACATATATTTTTGCATAAACACAGCACCAATTTTGTGGTAGTCTTTGCTGTCTACAAAATCATGTAAGTGTTTAGAAAGTTGTAGGTCTTTTGTAAATCTTAACTTTTGTTGAGGCTTCATTCCTTCTGCTCTTAATAGTTTACGTAACTCGTGTGCTTGATTGACATCAACTTCAACTTCTTCACCGTCATCTGTTGTAACAGTTTTTAATGGAGCATCACCGCCTCTGGTGTCAAGTATTTTTCCTAATTGATCAAACATAGGTTCTTTTTCAAAACCTTTGCCTTCGCCTTCGTCATCATTATCTAACTCTGATCCGTGACCTGATAATCCAAAATCATCAAAGTCGCCTTCTTTTAATAAATCTTTCATCTTCATAGTATTGGTTCCTTATCTTTGTACTGATCTGTTTGCTTTTGTAAATGTAGCTCTAGGAACTAATTTAATATCGCCTTGTGGGTGAGACAGTACATAACCTTCACCGCCAGCGGCATGTGCATCAGGTGTTACAGGACCATGCGATCCTATTTCTGCTGTAACTTCTGCATCATGTTGATCAAATTGTGATATGACCTTATCTTTTATTGTCATAATACTTGCGACAACACTCCACATAGCATCGTAGCCAGCTTTGTTTTGTCCAATGTATTCTGCAATTTTTTGTTGTTTGACTCCGCTAACTTTACTTGTTTTAAGCCAAGTCAAAAAGTCACCGCCTAAACCATCTAAGCCTGTATCAACTTTACTGTTCATATAGGTATAGAATATCTTAGGTAAGTCAGACATTTTAAGTTCTCTAAGTTTTTGCATGTTCAGCAAATTATCTATTGCCTGTGCATTTTTTGCAACAGTTGCTTTAGCTTGATTGATATCTTCATCGTCTATCTGTGCAGGCTTGCTTACTGTCACACTGGGAACAATAAAAACCTCATTGCCTATCATATCTAAGTTGCTAGGTACAGGTGACTCAGCACCGTTTTCATCTATAAATTTATGTACAACAACACCCGTCTTTGATGTAGCAATGCGTTGTCCTAATTCACTGTTGACATCGACTCTATATGTGACAATGTTAGGAGTAAAAGTATATTTGCCTTCTATTACTTCTGGTGTATTGTAGTATAACAAATCACCAGCAAGGTATCCTCTGAAGTCTTTAGGAGTTGCTTTTGCATATTCATCAAAGATATCTTTCATGTTGCCTGCAAATTCTATGCGGTCTGGCTTATCTCTATTTGCTCCACCACTACGGCCGAGGAGCATTTGTTCAAGGTCAGTTCCACTAGTTGCTCTTTCGACGCCGCCTTTTTTAACAAATCCTGATTTGTCTGTGAGTATGAATTCTCCATTCTCATTGCGCCCAAAAATGATTGCGGGAGACCCGTCCCATTTAACTGTGACATCTGTATGTCCTCCTTGCTCTAGCTTCTTTAAAGATTCTAATGCACGGATGGCTCCTTTAGAACCTTCATCAAAAATTATATCCTCAGCATGATCAATGCGAGCACCTTCTTTTAATACAACTTTACTTTCAACTAATCTAAATTCACTATATCTCATTATGCTGTTCCGAATACTGTTTGTCCAACTACTTGGGAGTTTGGTGCATTTCTCATTGCGTACATAAAATCTATGTTTGTTCCAGAGCCGTATGCTTTTGGATTATTTGCTGTAAAGTTTAGCCAACTCTTACTCATACCGTTTAAATATTTAATTATATCTTTTGAAACTCCTGCAACAGTACCACCTGATACGTTAGTAAAATTCTTGCTAGGACTACGAGCATTCGGGGTTCCGGTTACAGCTTGAAATTGATTCTTTTGATATAGTACATCTTCTATACTTGAAGGGTATCTACTTGATCGCACTCGGTTTAAAATAACTGCCGCGACTCCTGCTCTTTCTTTTGCATTAGGACTTGCCTCTGCAGCTGTAGCTCTAACAAGTAAATCAAGATCATATTGATCTACTTCCTTACCTAAAAAACGTTCTACTTCTGTTTTTAGTGCCGCCTCAACATCTTCGTCAGCAATGTTTGCAACAATCTTAGGATCTACTTGCGGTTTTGCTTTTTTAATTCTATCCGCCATTGATGTGCCTTTTGTTTTTAGCATTGCACTTATAGTTTCTTTACCAGCATCTCCGTCAACAGTCAAGTCATTATCTGTTTGAAATTCTCTCACAGCACCTGCTGTGCGTGATCCGTATATTCCGTCAACAGATCCTGCTTCGTAACCATTGTCATTCAACCATTGTTGTAATTCTTTTATAGCATTACGATTGCCTGACCTTGATAGGCCACCTGACATGTTTGGATCCATATACTGGAAATTTTCTCTAACGAACTCTCTGAATCTCATTAGCAAATCATCCTTGTGCTGTTAAGTAAAAGTCCACTAAGTTCTTTAATTCTTTTTATTTCTCTATCTTCAAACGTTTCAGTTTGTTCTGGTAATGTCTTACCTTCTTTTTCTAAAGCGGCTTCGAATGGGGCAACTAGTTCATCATAGTTAGGATCATTCTTAATAAATGCTATCATACTTTCTACGGTATGTGTGTCCTCTTCCTTTGCTCCTGGTCCTAGTAGTAATTCTGCAATCTTATCCCAAGTATCTGCTACAACTTCGTCTCCGTTGTTTGGATCAACTAAACCAAACTTAGGACTCATTTTATATCCACGTCCTCTTGCAAGACTTGCAAGTAACATTGCTCTCAATGCACCGCCATATTCATCTGTGCCACCACGCTTGGCACCACGCTGGAAGTCTGGCTTTAGAGTAAACATAAAGTCAGTTTGTACAAAACCATTGTTAGCATCACCTTTGATAGGAGTACGAAAATGTATTTGATCTCCTGCGGCATGGATCCATCCATCTTGCTTAGTGCGCCCTTTGTTCATAATATCGTCATTAGCAATACCTTGACTAACGCACCATGCTGTCAACTTATTAATAAGGTCTTGTTTACTTACTTCGTTTTCATCTACGTTAATATCTAAGTCGCCTGAAGAGTTAAGTTCAAACTTTCCACTAGGATGATTCTTTTTACCAGTTGTACCTAATAGATCCTGTTCATCTATTTCAAAACCTATAACCTTTTCAAGCCATTTAATAGTAGGGTCTACATCTGGTGTAGCAATACGTTGTGCAAGTAGTTCTTTGTCTGGCTCTGATCTAAATACATTGCCGCCTTCATTTATTTGCATTATTCTTAGCCTCTATAACTTTTGCAATACCACGTTTAAATTTACGTGGGTCACCGCTTTTAATAGCATTAATAAATCTACGTTCAAGTTCACTTGCTGTATTATCGTCGTAGGTGCTACTAATTCTATTGATTAAATTAATACTGCTTTCAATAAGATTATTAGCTGTGGTTTCAATCAAACGGTCGTTTCCGTGATTTCGTCCTAAATCGTTTAATTCTTCTAATATGGATCTTGTACGTTTTTTCATTTTATCACTCCGTAATACTATTTAGCGTAACGATAAATATGTTTATAATATACGAGGGAGGCAATATGTCAATAAAAGAGATGAATTTCAATGAAAGATCCTTATTGTTTGCAAAATTAGCTAGTATAGCTTACAGTAACACCAAAGATGCAAAAAGTCAAGCAAAGAAATTAGGTTTTACAACAATAGAGTTTTACGAAAAAGATGGAGCACAAGCATATCGCTTTATGAATAAGACCGATTTGGTAATTGCATGTAGAGGTACAGAGCCTACAGAACTAAATGATATAAAAGCAGATCTAAAGGCTATTCCAGTAATGGCAGAAACTGTAGGTAAAGTGCATCAAGGTTTTAAAAAAGAAGTTGATGACTTATGGCCTATGGTACAAGAAGATATTAATAGAAAAGTTAACCTAGGAAAGACATTATGGTTCTGTGGACATAGTTTAGGTGCAGCAATGGCTACTATTATGGCAAGTCGTTGCTTACATGATGTAGAACTAAATGATCCTGTTGAACTTTATACATACGGTTCACCTAGAGTTGGTTGGAGAAAGTATGTAAAGAGTTTAGGTGTTACACATCATCGTTGGAAGAACAACAACGATATTGTTACTAGTGTTCCTTTATGGTTAATGGGCTATGTGCATCACGGAACAGAACATTATCTAAACGCATATGGTAATTATAGAAAACCTACAGCATGGCAATTAGTGAAAGATAAGTTTAGAGGTATGTGGATGGGTATAAAACAAGGTAAAATAGATAACTTTGGTGACCATTCAATGTCTGAATACATCAAACATATTACACAAATAAAGAACTAACACTTTCTTCGTTTGTAACTCTACGCATTGCTTCACCAAACAAAGGTGCAACACTTACCTGTCGTGTCTTTTTA